TGGGAGTTCGTTGAACTAATCTCCCCGCACAAAAATAAAATGGTGTAATTTATATGAACATCTTACCAATATTTAGCAATTCTTTACCCATTGCTAATGGTTGTTCGATAAGATCTTTCATTCCAGACATCATCTCTTTTCCTTGATTTATCACTGAGGATAGAGGTACACTTCCTGTTGAGTTTTGAGCTTGTGTATCAGTAGAAATTCCATTGAGGACTGTCGCTATCCCGACAGGGTCTACGGGTGATAGCGTCTTTCCTCTGATTAGATTTCCTATTGATTCAAACAAAAATATTACTTCATATCGTATATAATCTCCAGGTGGGAGTCCTGTAAACATGATTCCCATGTAGTGATCAGATGTTGGTCCAAATGTAGCATTTGCATTACAATCTGGATGGAATATTGCATCTTCTGGTTGAACTGGTGAATATGTTAATTCTATCCATTTCTTATCTAACTCATGAATGTTCTTAGTAAAATAACCTTCGAATTTTCCAATATCTGTAGTTGTATAATTAGACAAACTTGCATGATCAGGTTCTACAATAAAATGTGCTAATCCGGATTCAGTAAGTTTTGGGCCAGTATATTGAACTCTGACCCCTACTCCTACTACTCTTGATTTAACTCCTTGACCTCTGGCATTTATAATTAATTGTGCTAATGTATAATCACCATTATGGTTATTTGCTAAACCGGCAGTTGGAAAGGCTCCTGCTCCATCATCCATAGTTGGAAAAGTATTTGCTGCGACTAGAGTTGACGTTGTAGAAGTTAAAATTGGACAACTTCTATTGTCTAATACGCTATTATTATTAGCGACTCTATCTGGGGCTATACAAATCCATCCATGGGCATTTGTGTTTATTGTTAAAGTTCCTCGCAAAAAAGCACTCCATTTTCGAGTATTAAATTGATCGGGACCTGGTATACAAGGTAGATCTTTCGGAAAATTAATATCAACGCATTTTGGTATTTCTTGATCTAACCAGAAAAAAGGACATTTTAGAGCTACTAAATAAGCTTTCGCACAAGGACTTAAGTGTTGGACATATCTTCGTGCTTTAGCTCTAGTGATTGGAACCACTTGAGTAGTTTTAGGTAAATTTCCTTTAACAGCCATTGTCTGAGTTTTATTCACACGTGTTTTTGGCTGAGCGTTTTTATTTATTGAATGTTTTACTTTATATTTTCTCCATTTCTCTTCTTTTTCCGCCTTTGTCAAATTCATAAATGATTTTTTGTTCTGCGTTAAATACTGATCTCTTGTGAGTAAAGTCGTCTGACCATTTCCATAAGGATTAAAAGTACCAGGGATGAAATCACTTCCGTGATCTCTTGAGGTATCTTCAAAGGTTGGTTGACCATTTCCATAAGGGTTATGAGTACCTTCATTATCTTTCTGATTATAGGTTCTCTTATCAGTGTATTTAAGTTGTTTTTCAACAAGGGAACGAAAATATTTGATAGGCTCATCAGACTCCCATAAGGGTAATATAAAGGAATCTGTAGAAGGTTTAGGTAATTTACGAATTTCAGTTAAAAGAGTATTTGACTCCACTGGAGCCCAATTATCCATATACTCCGAACATTTAGACATCCAAGCTTCAAAAGCTGTAGTTTGGGTAGCTCCAGTTCCTATTATATGAACAGGATCTGGCATTAGACATGTTGAGAAACAAGTCCACGTTTGATCAGCTAAATTATATCCTGGTTTAGTCATAGTAAATTGTTCCATACTATATTGACCATTTCCATAAGGATTGAATCCACCTTCTTTATCTTTTTGATTTAAATTTCTATTAAAAGAATAATTAGAAACTGATTTTATCATATCAATGACTGTTTGGGGTGAATCAACTCCAACTACATATTTTTTAAGGAAATCTTTATCATAATCATCTCCTGATAACATAGAAGATACTTCTGTTGATATTCGCGTTAATAAACGCTTCAGGTATTCTTCCGAAATTAAGAGTTCATCTGGTTTGACTTCCTGTGGTTCTGGTAGTGGTAAAGTCGTTAGGGGTATATACAGATTGCTTGAGTTCTTCTTTTGAATTTTTCTAGCTTGATTTAATCTGTAATTCGTATATTCTTGGTTTTCAAAACCTGATAAATCAGGAACACGAGAAAACTCTTCACCTATTTTATAGTTACGGTAACAATCAGCATTTTTAGAGTAATGATATAATTCTTGGTTTTCATTATAATATTCTTTTCTAATAAATGCCCATTGTGATTTATCGTTTTCCATTCGTTTAAATGGATAGAGTGCTGTACCTATAGGTTGTTGTGTTTTTTTGTCGGTTTCAGTTTTCTTTGGTTCAACTAACTGAACTGACTGTATAGTAATAGTATTGGGAGGTTTAGGAGATTCTTGTTTTTTAAGATCTGCTAACTGTTTCTGCCAAACATGAAGAGCTATAAAAATCTTTCTATAAGCTTCATTTTTTGCTCTTTGTTTAGTAGGACCAAAGCCTTTAAACTCCCCCAAGGAAGTTAAATAAGTCTCTATAAAAGTAGGTTGATGTTCCATACCTTGTTTTAATGATTCTTTATGGCAATGGTTAAATTCATAGATCTTATTTATTGCAAGATATTCTTGAACTTTCCCTATCCAGTTGGTTGTATTATCAACTGGATAAATACTTTGAAAATATTGTTGAGTATCCATTACTATCACTTTTAAAACCCTCCTCATCCCAGCTGGTTCATGCTGTGAGAAAAAATTAAACTCACAGCATCTACAGATGAAATCTTTAATCAGAGTTTGGAAAGGAGTTGTTATCTCCCTCCCAACCAGTGGCTAATCCAATTCCATCAAACCTGCCATCTATAATATTTTTTAAATCTTGAATTTCAGATTTACATAAATCTTTTTCATATATATCGAGTATTATTTTAGAATAAGTATTAACAAATTTTCTAATCAATTGTGATTCTGGATCGTCCATTCCTGCTACTAAGTAAATCGCAGCACAAGCTGTTGAACACAATGCTTGTGGTGCTTTGGGTTTTTCTAAGTATTGCATTAAAGATGAAACTATTTTTCCATATCGTGGTCTACCTAACCAAATTCCTTCCTTATAAACAAAAGTACTTCCTAAAAATTCTAATCCATCTAAAGTCGATTGTACTTTAAAAGCTGACTCCTTAATAGTTAATCCAAATTCCGCATAGACTTTTCGTACAAAGTCTTTCAAAAATGGAAACCATTCTGAATCTTCTCCTTCAAACCAATCTTCTCTATCTAGAGATGTTAGATCATCATCACCATATAGCGATAGAATTACAAAGTTTACTATTTCTTCATATATTGGAAGTTCATTATTATTATGATAAAATAAACTTATCATTAAATAAAATTTTATTACAATATGTGCTATTGTATTATCGGTGGTAGTTGTTCCACTTCCTGAACAATTTCCACAATCACGCTGATAAATGTGACCGTCAGGGGTACAGATAAAAGGCTTACTGAGATTTTTCTTCATCTTTTTATACCATAGTTTTTCTCTATCGGACATTTTTCCATAAAGTTTCTTTCGTATTCGCCAAACATCTTCTAAGATTGATAAAAGCTTATCCCATCCTGACACATCTGATGTCATGTGTGTGTTATTTCTTCCTCCTTTGAGGTGTGCTAATGCCATTCTATTAATTCCTCCATATTGTTTTACAAAACCATATCGAGACCAAGTATTCGTCCAATCTTCTGCTGATTGTTGCATAACTGCACTAGATGGATCAAACATTATCTTTTGTTTAAAAGTCATATTAACTTCTCCACAATAAAAGACTCTTTGTTTTTGTTCTTCAATGAGTTCCTTTGTTGGGAGTTGTTCATGTTTAGTTGATCCTTGAAATATGGGATCATATTCCATATCCATAAATTTTTCAAAATCAGGAGATAACACAAAGTCAGATTTATGCATCATAACTTTTCCAGTTGAATCTTTGGTTTTATTCCATGGTACACCACATACTGTGGCTGGATTGTATTCGAAATGGACACTACCTTTCACATTTTGAAGCTTTCGCAACATTTGAATTGTAAATTTTATAGCTAGGTCGTATCTTTCGTTTTGTGGTTTTATTCCTTTCTTATCAGATTTATGAAGCACTTTCATATATCGGTCTCTAACGTGGGTCGTTGGAGTATGGTCCATAAGAGATAGTATAGGATCTTTGAGTTCAGGATCAATTTCTAGGGTTTTTAACCCTATCATACACCAATTTGGCGTATCTTTTGGTTTCAACTCAAAAGGTTGTCCTTTACACAATGGACTTGTTCCAATATATTTGATTACTTCAAATTTTTCATGATTATCATCGATATATAACGATTCGTTTATATCTGGATGAAAATTAAATTGATTTATATATCTATCAGAAATTTTTATTTCTTGTCGTACAGATTTATTAATATCATAGATTAGCATTGGGTTTTTAGACTTTTGTTTTACGTGCTCGTCTAAATCGCACCATTCTGAAAAAAAGAATCCCACTGAACTTTAGCACAAATGTTATTATGAGTATTAGTTTCAATATGTATAGCAACAAGATGACCTTGTGGGTCTTCTATTGGAGCTGTACATGTTCCATCAGTCGATGAATATAATCCATAATAATCTTGATTTGGTCCAGATGTGAAATTTGCTTGATCACAAGAACTCACTGAAAATCCCTTCAAAGGATCAAAGGAATAACAAGATCTCTGCCCTATCGCTAAGTCACTTTTACTATAAGCTTTCAAAGTTGGACATAAGTCAACAGGATATAAAGAAAGATCTCGTCCTATATTAATAAATTTTGATTTATCTAAATTGAAGGTATTGTAATCAAATCGACACATATTAAGATTATAAACTGCTATTGTTACTTCTTTCTCAAAATGTCGGAGAAAGTGGGAGGCAAACGCCAGTCCTACAACAGTTTTCTTATCTTTTGTATGTTTCATTCTAATTACATGTCCATTTCTTTCGGTTGGATCAAATTTATCTACAGCACCAAATGAGAGCAATCCATATTTATTTGATGGAGTTACTGCAATTACCGGATTCGTCGCTATTTTAACTTCTTGTTTTACTGGAGCTATAGCTTTTGGCTTTAAGGGAACTTTTTCAACTTTTTCAAGTTGTTTCTTTATAGGTTCATTTATTTTTTTCCATTCCAAAAACCAAACTTCATATAAAGTTTTTCCATATATTCGTTTTAACTTAAAGTATTTAGCAAACGATGCTTTTGAATCTATCTCAAATATATCATCGGTTGAATCAGAGAATCTTTTTACCCAACCAGCTCGTTTCTTAGCTTGTTGTTCTCTAAATTCTTCGTCAGACAATTTGGGTTTCTTTTTTTGGGGAGAAGGGAGATGCGGTTGTTTTACTTCCTTCTTAGGTGGTTCTATTTCTTCTTCTTCTTCATACTGAACGTCCATAGGTCTTTCCTGCAAGGGATGCAACGAACGGAATTCGTCAGTTAGATCAGACATTTCATTTGAAATTTTAATTCTTTTATCTTTTACAGCTAATCTCTCCGCAATTGCTTGTATAAGGTAAGGTAAATAAGTTCTATTTCCTACAACTGAGTACTTCTTATGGTATTGGGGTTTTTCACTCTCCGAATACACTCTTGGTACTGGTTCACCTTGTTGCATTTTTGGTAAATACTTTTCTGTAAACATGTCTTTAAAAGATTGAGAAGTAGGATCCACCCACAGATTTGAC